GGCGGCGTTATAATGAATGACCATCTAGCTAGAGCGGAAGTACGTAACCGGCCACTAAGTTCACGGTTAAACAAGATCCTTGCTACTGCGGCAAAAAGCGCAGGTGTAAATTTAAGAATTGAAAGTGGCGGTCAAATGTCAATGGCAGACTATGATGGAGCAGTTGGCGGCCCGGGCAACCGCCGAAAAGACAGCGACGGTAATTATTTGCTACCCAACGGTAAAAAAGTAAGACTTGGCTCTGAACGTCATGATAAAGGTAATGCCGCAGACTTTGATGTTATAGATCCAGCCTCCGGTAAACGAATTCCTTATAGTGATCCTAGAGTTTTAAATTTATTAACATCTCTTAACAAAAATGGAATTACAGGCTTAGGTATGGGAACAGGATACATGAGCGGTGGCAATAGAATTCACGCAGGGCTTGGCAAAAAAGGATCATGGGCTACAGACAAAGGCTCAGATGCAGAAAAGTTAAAAGCAAAACAAAATGATCCAGCGTTTGCTGTTGCAAAGCAAGCAGGTTTTAGATATGGAACACTTGGCGCCGCAGGAAGTTTATATGCTAACCTAGGTGAAGGAACTGACACTGAAGTACACGGAGAAGAGGCTGTTCTTTCTCCAAGTGAGCTAACGGCTGAAATGATGGGCGCGGCCGAAACGTCTTCGGCAGGTGTCTCACAGTTAAACTCAAACTTGAAAATGTTAATTGGACTAATGAACAGACGAAATAGTCTAGCAGAAGATATACAAATGAAATTAGCAAGTAAATCAAATAACTTGTTTACATCGGTATTATAATATGGCAAATGAAGTAAGATTTATACATGATGCCCTAGGGCAAAGCACAATAAGCAACATGGCCACTGAAGCAACTATGAAAGAGTTGCTTGAAGCAATGGGCAGTGGATCAACAACCAAAGGAGGCAAAGGTCTAGGTTCACTCAAAGGTGTATTCAACGGATTCGAAAGAAAAGTAAAATCCTTTGAACATGGTGTTAAGTCAACTATGAGACCATTTACTGGTTTTATAAGCATGATAGGCAAAGGCGAAGTACGTATGTCTGCTTTTGGTAATCATTTAAACAATTCAGTTATTAGTAAACTTCCTGGTGTTGGTAAATTATTTGGCGGAGTAGGGTCAGTTGTATTTGCCGGTGTTGGAATTTTAGAAAGCTGGAACACAGCATCGAAGTCACTAGCAGTTGACGGAGCAACATTTGGAAATAGTATGCTAGAATTTGTTAACATTGCTGGTAAAACACGAATGAGTCTATCGGATCTAAATTCAGTTGTAGGGCAAAATATTGAAAAATTTAACTCTCTAGGTCCATCAACAGCACAGGGTGTTAGAAACTTTAGTAAGTTTTCAGATGATTTTTTTAGTATTAACCAAGGAGCGTCATCACAACTGCTAAACATGGGAATGTCTTTTACAGATATAAACACTCAAATGGTAGACTTTTTGTTTTATACACAGCGTACAACTAACATGAGTTTAGAAACAAATGCTGGTGTACAAAAATCTTTTGTTAGTTATGTGAGAAATTTAGACATGCTGACCAAGATGTTTTCAATGGATAAAAATCAAATTAATCAAGCATCAGCAAAGATATTAAAAAATTATGTTTATGATTGACATGAATAAGAAAGATTCTCTAACTCAAAATAAACATGCTATGGCTGCACAAATGCTTTCAGCTACATATGGTGAGAGTGTTGCTGGAGTTTATATGGATCAAGCGTTTGGAACTGGAATGGTAGCAGGCAAAGCATTGGATCTCCAATTAATGTTAAAAAATGGAATATCTCCAATTGCAGCACAGCTAGTTGCGGGAGCAAATGATCCTAATATGAGTGAAGAAAAGTTTGAAGAGCTAACAATGGATGTGTTAGCTGAATCAATTTATAATTCTAAAGGACAACTAGGTCAAATGAATAATCTTTTGGCGATGATGTCTAACAATCCACAAGTACATCAAGGCTTGTATGATTCTATCAGTACAATAGCTGATTATATATCCAAGAAAGATCTTAAAAATGCGTCACTAGCCGACATAAAACAAATTATGGCAGAAGCCAAAGACGAACAAAAACGTATTGACGGTATTAACGCAATTATTATAGCATTTAATAAAGCTATTCAAAATTTTAAATCAGGGTTTGTTGATGGTCTAACAGGCGGATTAGAGCAGTTTGGACTGAGTATAGCAGATATTGACTTGCCTGGAAAATTTAATAAAGCAGGTGAATTAGTAGCTGACTGGGCAGAAAAAGCTGCCGCGGGCCTAGAAACGTTTTTCAAACATATGTCAACAGAAAGCGGCCGAGACTATATTAAAGAAAGAATTAAAATAATTACGAGCAAATACGCAAGCCGAGCAAAACGTCTTTTGGTAAGAGCACCCGCAGTGGCGACTGGCGCAGTATCTAATTCTGTACTTGGCACTACGATTACCGATGGCGCCGTTAATGCGTCAGATTATGTTAAAAATAAAACAGGTAACTTTTTAGATCTTCCATTCTTTTATACTAAACAACAATTTGCTCAAGAAAATGCAACAGATGACTTTTTTGCAGCCGCTATGGCAGGGGTGGCATTTAGACAAAAGAATTTTGGCTTACCATCTGAGACTATTGCTGAAGGCACAAAATTTACACCCAATTATGCAGGACTTGGCATAGACAAAAATCTTGGTCAGTTAACATACAAAAATGGAAAATTTATGACTTCGCCTGAAGCGGCGCTATATGAAATGAAGAAACAACTTAATGATCCAAATACAGGATGGGTTACTAAATTATTCTTACCAAAAGCAATATCCGATCTTCAGACTTCTATTGCTTTAAGCGGGCAGTATCTGCCGGACGACATAAGCCAAACAAAATTAAATCAGATGGCTCAGCTTTCTAATACAGGCAGTTCAGATACTGCTAATGTTCAATTACACAACGGACAATTAGTTGAAGTTAATGCCAAATACAGAGGCGCTTTGCAGTCTATGGTAGATTTACTTGCTAGTTTGGGAATTAACATATTGAGAGGTCAGTCAGTGATAGATGGTATAGGACTTATTTCTGAAGCCCATGGAACCGGCTGGTTTAACAAGTTAAGTGAAGATGACCAATTCTTAGTGGTAAATGCGTTAAGAGAGAATAATATGTCCTCTTATGATGTTGACACACCTAAATATACAAATTCAATTCAAAATCTTAGAAACGGAATTATTACAGGAAACACGTCAAGCGTACAAGGCCTCGTCACAGAAGGATTTAGAACTGGAACACTAGAATCCACAGGAAGATTGTTTAATGATTTTGGACGTAGAACAAAGATACAACTGTCAGGTGACAAAGCAGTGTTAACTAAACCGCAGTTTGACACAATCAAAGAAGGTGCCGCTCAGATTCCTATGAAAGATCTAGTAAATTCTGTAAATAGTAGTGTTCAGGAAATGATACGTTTGACACAGATGGATATTAACACAAGCAAATCAACGTTAAGCGTTGCGTAATTGGAGAAGAAATTGAGTTGGAAAAAACATTTTACACCAGTACCCACAGCAGGAGGTACTACAAATTACAGTCCATTAGGTAATGGTAGTCAACCGGGCCCAGCCCGTTCAAACTACTCTAGTTTTTTACCTGATGTTTACGCTGGCACGCCAAATCGTGTTGAGCGATATATGCAATACAACACAATGGATATGGACAGTGAGGTGAATGCCGCACTAGATATCCTAGCAGAATTTTGTTCACAACAAAATAAAGAAAACAATACCACGTTCCAGATTTACTTTAAGAACGATCCAACTCAGACTGAAGTAAAATTGTTAAAGGAAGGCTTACAAAAATGGTTTAGATCAAATCAATTTGATACTCGAATGTTTAGAGTAGTGAGAAACTGCTTTAAATATGGTGATGAGTTTTTCCTTAGAGATCCTGAGACTGGCAAACTATTTCATATTGATGCCGCAAAAGTTACAAAGATTATTGTTAATGAATCCGAAGGTAAAAAGCCTGAACAGTATATTATCAAGGATTTAAATTTCAATTTTAGAAATCTTGTAGCAACTTCAATTCACCCTGACAATCATAATACGCCTGCTGGAACAGGAACTTATGCAAGCGGAGGTGCTCTTGGTAGAGGTATGGTAGGAGCTTCTCCACAGTCTACAGGATCTCGTTTTTCTACAGAACAAAATGAAACAGCAGTAGATGCTGAACACGTTGTTCATCTAAGTTTATCAGAAGGTTTAGACAACAACTATCCATTTGGTAATTCATTATTAGAAAGTGTATTCAAAGTTTACAAACAAAAAGAATTACTTGAAGACGCTATTATTATCTATCGTGTACAAAGAGCACCAGAACGTAGAGTGTTTTATGTTGACGTAGGTAACATGCCAGCACACATGGCTATGAGCTTTGTTGAGCGTGTTAAAAATGAAATCAATCAAAGACGTATTCCTAGTAATACAGGTGGTGGAGCAAATGTTATTGATGCTAGTTACAATCCACTTAGTATTTCAGAAGATTACTTCTTCCCACAAACAGCAGAAGGCAGAGGATCAAAAGTTGATACACTTCCAGGTGGTACTAACCTAGGTGAAATTGACGACTTAAGATACTTTACTAATAAACTGTTTCGTGCTTTACGAATTCCAAGTAGCTACTTGCCCACTATGCCGGACGACAGCCCTGCTCAATTCAATGATGGCAAAGTAGGTACTGCTTACATACAAGAGTTGCGTTTTAACGAATACTGTAAAAGACTACAGAAACTTATTATTACACAACTTGATCATGAATTTAAACGTTACCTTATTAAACAAGGTGTTAACATTGACAACAGTTTGTTTGAAATTACGTTTAATGCTCCTCAAAACTTTGCTTCTTACAGACAAGCAGAGCTAGACAACAACAGAGTACAAACATTTGCCGCTCTACAAGAAGTTCCATACATGAGCAAACGCTTTGCTCTGAAACGTTTCTTAGGTCTTTCACAAGAAGAAGTTACAGAAAACGAATTAATGTGGAAAGAAGAAAATGGTACTAAGATCGCACAAGAAGCAGAAGCATCAGCACAAATGAGAAGTGTAGGTGTAAGTCCGAATGATATGTCAGCTGAAGCAGGCGCACAAGATGCTGAAGCACCTGATGATATGGCGGCCGCTGCCGCTGGCGATACACCTGATGTTACAGCACCTGAAACAGGCGCAACGGACACAGGAGTATAAATAGTATTATGAAACTGATGGAATTCTTTTATTTTGATGATAAGAAAATGGATTACGCTAACGATGAGCGTTATTCAAACAAACGTGATATTAATGTTGTTGAAAAAAGCGACAGTAGAAAAGTACGTTTAACACTTCGTCAGATTAATCAACTTCGCAAAAACAGCGAAGCACATGAGTTTGAAAAAGCGGGCGAACTAGAATTTATACAGGGCATGTATGGACAACCAACCGCAGAAGAACTCGCCGCAACAGCACAATAACGTAGCATTTGTTTTAGGAAACGGCACTAGTCGTAGAAACATAGATCTAAGACAACTGAACAAGCATGGAAAAATTTATGCTGTAATGCCATTTATAGAG